TCCAATGTTACTCTTGCAACTTTAGTTCGTGTATATAACGGACATAGTGCTGTATCAGTAATTACAAGGAAAGACTCTGGTGGTAATACCATTGGTAGTATGACAGTCCTTAATGGAACAGTGGTGGTAATGGAAAAAGATCCAACTGATACACTAACAGCATCAGCGGGTGGATCATCAGTTAAAGTAAGTAAAATAGCATTTACAAGATAATGGCAACACGCATACCAACTATGTACGGAAGATACTATGTTATCTCTCTTATATGGAGAGGTAGGCAGTTTACTTTCACAGCATACAGAGCAAGTCTTTCTAGAATGCAAAGACCACAGGCACAAAAACTGTGTGATAAAATGTATCCTGGTTGTAGAGTAATATCATTTCATGAGTCAGATGCAACTGACGGACCTGTAGTTCTCACAACAGAGGAAGCACCAAAAGGTGCAAAGTATGATAGGATGATAAAGCATATAAAGAAATCATATTCTAAGGATGGTAACTTAACAAAGGGTGAGGAAGGTATAGCATATGCTACAGCATGGAAGCATAAGAATAAAAAGAAGAACGAAGAAGTGCAATTAGAAGCAAAAGATTGTGGTGAAGGAATGTATTATTGTAGAGAAGATAAGAAGTGCAAACCAATACCAAAAGGATATCACGAAAGAGAAGATGGATATCTTGTAAAGAATGAGACATACTTCTATGCAGGAGATTCTAAAGAAGAATTTAAAGACAAGGCAGCAAAGAAAAAAGAGAATAAGAAAAAGAAACCAAAAGGAGTAGAAGGTGCAACTGATGTTCCTAACTTCCCACAAGATCAAGTCAGCGAAGAAGCATGGCAGAGAAAGGAAGGTAAAAATAAATCTGGTGGTTTAAATGAGAAAGGAAGAAAATCATATGAGAGAGCAAATCCTGGCAGTGACTTAAAGAGCCCAAGTAAGAAGAAAGGTAATAAGCGAAGAGCAAGTTTTTGTGCTAGAATGAAAGGCATGAAGAAAAAACTGACGAGTGCTAAGACTGCTAGGGATCCTGACAGTCGTATAAACAAATCACTTCGTGCTTGGAACTGTTAATTATAGGAGACTAAATATGTCTAGAGTTCAAGAAATGCAAGCAGAACTTAGAGTTCTAGAAGCATTCAATGACACAACTCGTGCAACTATTCTACGTTCAATGTTAGAATACGAAATCAAAGCAGAGGAGAAGTCTCATGTCAATGGTATCGGAAGATCTTCTAGATCTTGATTGGAAAGATTACGAAGGTGTGATAGGACAAGATCCTATTTCACATAAGTACGAAGTGCAATTGAATAGACGACTGCATTGGTTTGATACGAGAGAGGAAGCTGAAAATTACTTGAAGATGAATTCGGAATGAGTCAAGACTTTTATTTGGGAAACCCTAACCTTAAGAAGGTAGGGACAGAAATACAATTTACAAAAGAGCAGATACAGGAATACCTAAGATGTAAAGAGGATCCTGTATATTTTGCTATGAACTATATCAAGATTATATCTCTTGATGAAGGTATAGTCCCATTTAATATGTGGGATTTTCAACAAGAACTTATAGAATCATTTCATGAGAATAGATTTAATATAGCAAAACTACCAAGACAGACTGGTAAGTCTACTACTTGCGTGTCATATCTTTTACACTATATACTTTTTAATGATAACGTTAATGTTGGTATTCTTGCTAACAAGTTATCTACTGCTAGAGATCTACTTGGTAGATTGCAACTAGCATACGAACAATTACCAATGTGGTTACAGCAAGGTATTGTCGTATATAATAAAGGAAGTATGGAGTTAGAGAATGGATCAAAGATTCTCGCTGCATCTACTTCAGCATCTGCTGTCAGAGGTATGTCGTTTAACATCATCTTCCTCGATGAGTTTGCGTTTATACCTAACCATATTGCAGAACAATTCTTTAGTTCCGTTTATCCTACTATTACTTCTGGTACATCCACAAAAGTCATCATTATTTCCACGCCAAATGGAATGAATCATTTCTATAAGTTATGGGTAGATGCACAGAAAGGTAGAAATGGATATGCTTGGAACGAAGTTCATTGGTCAAAAGTGCCAGGTAGAGATGCGAAGTGGAAAGAAACAACTATAGCAAATACATCTGAACGACAGTTCACTCAGGAGTTTGAGTGCGAGTTCCTAGGATCTGTCGACACTTTGATTACAGCATCTAAATTAAGAACTCTAGCTTATGACGATGTACTAACAACAAATGGATCTCTTGATGTATACGAACAACCAATATCTAATCACGATTATATTATATGTGTTGACGTATCTCGTGGTCTAGCACAGGATTACTCTGCCTTTGTGGTAATTGATATTACGCATGCACCTTGGAGACTAGTAGCAAAATATAGGGATAAAGATGTAAGACCTATGCTATTTCCAAATATAATTTTTAATGTGGCAACCAACTATAATAAGGCATACGTTTTGACTGAAGTAAATGACATAGGGGAAGCGGTGTCTGCTAGTTTGTTCTATGATTTAGAATATGAAAATGTATTAATGTGTGCTATGCGTGGTAGAGCAGGGCAAATAGTTGGACAGGGATTCTCAGGTAACAAAGTCCAGATGGGTGTAAAAATGAGTAAGACTGTCAAAGCACAAGGATGCTCTAACCTCAAGACACTGATAGAAGATGACAAGTTACTTGTTAAGGATTACAACATTGTATCAGAGTTGACTACATTCATACAAGTTAAACAAAGTTTTGAGGCAGATGAAGGATATAATGATGACCTTGTAATGTGTTTAGTTATCTTTGCATGGTTAGTACAGCAAGAATATTTTAAAGAGATGACCGATCAGGACATCAGAAGACGTATATATGAGGAGCAAAAGAATGCTATTGAACAAGACATGGCACCATTTGGTTTCATAGATGATGGACTAGAGCAAGAACAAGAAATAGACAGTCAAGGTAATATATGGAGGATTGATATGAATGAAGAAAACCAAGAAAAATGGAAGTTAGATGAGTATGGTGACATGGCAAGTCTGTGGGAGTATCGCTAAAACACAAGTTTTTCTAAATAATATTAGACAAAAATTGTTATTACATCAGGAGTAAATACATGGCAAGCACGCTCTTATCGCCAGGAGTTGAGATTCAAGAGAGAGATCTGACTATTGGTTCGATTGAGACGGTTGAAGTTAACGTAGGAGCAATAGCGGGTGCCTTCGCAAAAGGACCTGTTCTTAAACCAGTTCGTATATCATCCGAAGCTCAACTTATTGAACAGTTCGGAGAACCATCCGAAGGTAATGCAACTACATGGTGGACTGCAGCAAGTTTTCTACAGTATGGTGGAGTCCTAGATGTTGTTCGTGTAGCAACAAGTGGTCAACTTACAGCATCAGATGATAACGTAACATCTCCATATACACTTTCTATTCCAACAATAGAAGTATATGAATCAACTTATGCGGGTGCTACAGCAAACCCATTCAAATGGGCAGCAAGAAATCCTGGCAGTGAATCAAATGCAATCAAAGTTGCAATCATTGACAAAGGTGCTGATGTCACTCTTACTTTAAATGGTGCTCTCTCTGTTTCTACAATAGGAACTCAAGTTGTTACAGCAGCTGCTTCTCCTGGTGGATCTAAGTCTGGATACATTTACGACTGGGATTCATCAACAAACAAAGTCTCTTTAATTACTTCTGATACTTGGGACACTACTGACGTTGTTGAAAACGGTGTTAGTGACCTTAACGTCTCAGCAACTAGTGACTGGTACGATTCACAGATTGCATATGGCGGTGTAGGTTGGAACTCAGTTGCACCTAGACCTGGCACATCTCCTTATGTTGCTGACCGTGGTGGTGCTAATGATGAAATGCACATTGTAGTATATGATTCAACAGGAGCTATCACTGGTAGTGTTAATACTTTACTTGAAAAGTTTACATATGTTTCTAAAGCAAACAATGCTAAGACTGGATCAGGTGCAGTAAACTATTATCCAACAGTCATCCAAGACAAATCTCAGTATGTATACTGGGGTTCACATGAGAACGATGCTTATGATGTAAGTGCTAACGCAGCAATTACTTCTCTTGCTAACTTCGGTGGCACAGGTAATGCAGGAAACCCAAGCACAACTACATTTGATTTATTCTCATCTGATTCAGCTAACAGAAGTTATACTTTTGTAAAGGGTGCTGAAACATTATCTGCAACATCTGGTGAAATCATCACTGGTCTTAATGAGTTTGTAGATACTGAGACATTAGACATTGATTACTTACTCATGGGTCCTGGCGATGCATCAAGTAAAACAAACACACAAGCAATCGCTGCTAAAGTTCTTTCAGTATGTTCTGGCAGAAAAGATGCTGTTGGTTTCATCTCCCCTTACTATGGAGATGTCGTTGGAGTTACATCTTCAGCAACACAAACACAAAACGTAGTAGATTTCTATTCTAGTATGCAAGCAACATCATTCGGTGTGTTTGATAGTGGTTGGAAATACATCTACGACAGATTTGCTGACAAGTATCGTTACGTTCCTCTTAACGGAGACGTTGCAGGATTATGTGCAAGCGTAACTGCAAACGGTACTCCATGGTTCTCTCCCGCAGGATTGAATCGTGGTGCAATTAGAGGTGCTGTAAAATTAGCATACTCACCAACTAAAACTGAAAGAGACACTCTTTATCAAAAGAGAATCAACCCAGTAACCAGTTTACCTGGTCAAGGTATCGTCTTATTCGGAGACAAAACTGCTCTCGCTTCACCATCTGCATTTGATCGCATCAATGTTAGACGTCTTTTCAATGTGATAGAGAAGACAATCGGCAACGCTGCGAAGGGAGTCCTTTTTGAACTTAATGATGAGTTCACACGTAACAACTTTAAGAATGTTGTTGAACCATTCCTTAGAGGCATTCAAGCTGAAAGAGGAATTACAGACTTCTTAGTTGTGTGTGATACCACCAATAACACTGGTGCAATCATTGACGCGAATGAGTTTAAGGCAGATTTTTATATCAAGCCTGCACGCTCAATCAACTTTATCACACTAACTTTCGTA